CTGGGAGTCCGGCCTCGATCTCGCTCCGGTGGCGACGGCCACCGAGCAGTTCGCGGCGATCAAGGCGGCGAAGAACAAGTTCGGCTTCTAGCCCGGAGGTGAACCGTGGACATCGGGATCTTCACGACGACGCGGCTGAACGGAGACGGAGTGCCGATTTCGTTCTTCGGCTGCGAAGACGAGCGGCTCCTCGCCGCGCTCTACAAGGCGGCGTCGGAGATCACGGGGCCCGGCCTCGAGTCCTTCGATCCGGAACCAGGGATGCGCGTTGCGAAGGTCGGCGAGGTCGTGGTGCGCAGCGTCGAGGACAAGGCTACCTATGTCGTCGAGGGCGATGCGACAGCGAAGCCGACCGGCGGTCGCGTTCCGCCCGGCGCGAACGGGACGTGGGCGATCCAGTCGTTGATCTTCTCGAAGGACAGCTTCACGCTGGCCGAGGCGCGGACGTGGGTGAAGGATCACGCCGGGTTCGTCGACTCCGGTGCCGACGAGACGAGTACGAGCTTCCGCTTCCGGCAGTACGATCCGGAGAACTTCTCGGAGTACCGAACCATCTCCATCGACACCGGCATCAGCGCGGCCTACGGGAAGATCAGCAAGGACACGACCCGTACGGAGGAGGAGTCGACGAAGTCGCTCTCCGAGTCCATCGCCCACTGGGAGGCGGTCCACGATGTCAACAAGGGGATCATGGCGAAGGGCCTAAAGATCCTCCGGCAGACAGCGGTGATCAGGAAGGGCGACGACGCGACCGAGGAGCGGTTCGTGATGTCACTCGTCCTCGAACCGAACGACGGGCAGGACGGCGCGCCGCTGAAGCCCGACACGCAGGCCGACGTCTACTCGGTCGAAGACGTACGAAAGGCGGCGCACGCGTGGATGGAGTTCCACGGCGCCGTCGACCTGGACCACTCGTGGAAGGATGTCGGGAAGGAGCGCGTCAGAACACTTGAGAGCTACCTGGCACCGGTCACGTTCAGCATCGGCGACGGCGACGACGCCTATGAGGTCGTGAAGGGAACGTGGATGCTCGGCATCCGCGTACTCGATGATGCGCTGTGGAAGGGCGTCAAGGACGGCGAGATCGGAGCCTTCAGCATCGGCGGGACTGCGGTTCGCGCGCCTGTCGAATGAGGAGATCGTGATGAAGCGAAGCAAGGAAAGAGTCGCGAAGGCCGACGGAGACAAGGACAAGGTCTTCAGGCTGACCGACATCGATCCGGAGTTCGTCAGCCTGGTCCGCGCCGGCGCCAATCGCCAGAAGCAGTTCATGGTGGTGAAGGAAGAGAAAGACGGTGAAGTCTCGAAGGCAATTCCTCCGGTTATTCCCGGCCGTGTGTCGCCGCGAACCCCCGGCAACGTCTGCCAGTTCTGCGGGGCGCCTGTTACTCACGGGGCAAAGACGTGTCCGAAGTGCGGACGGATTCTGACCTTCGCCAGCGACGACGAGAAGACAGGCGAGAACGCGAACGACACAGCTGATGATACGAACCAAGACGCGCCTCCGGCCGACGGGCAGGACGGCGCTGCGGTATCGGACACAGACCGCGTGGACAGCGGCAAGACGTCCGACGGCACCGAGGCGACTCCCAAGGACGCATCCGATCTCGCGTCCTGGCTCAACGAAGCCGGGGAGCAGATCGAGGAGCTATCGCTGGACATCGCGATCCAGAACGCCCTCGACGCTCAAGCCGTCGACCAAGCCAAGTCCGGTCACCAGTCCGACCAGGCGCAGGAGATCGGAACGACGGCGGCGCCAGCCGTGACGAAGGAAGTGGACCCAGGGGAACGGGAGCGTGCCGCGAAGCTCGAGGCGGAACTCGTCAAGACGCGAAGGGACAACCTCGCGCTGAAGGCGAAGAACGCACGGCTAGCGGCCGCAGCGGTCGGCAAGTCGAGCGTCATCCTCACGGGCGAGGTGACGTCGAGGCAGCAGAAGACCGGAACGAAAACACCCACAAGCCCGTCACGCGGAGCGTTCAGCCGAGGCGGAGACATCGCCGCGGCCGTGACGCGGGGCGAGAACTGACAGAAAAGGAGACCAGACAATGGCCACCGCAAACAAGAGCATCATGGCGAAGGCCGACATGGAAGTCGCGGACCTCATCGCCGACGGCGGTTACCTCCAGTCGGAAGAGGCCGAGAAGTTCGTCGTGAACCTCATCAAGGAGTCGGTCCTGATGCGGCTCGTGAACGTGCAGGGGCTGAAGTCCCACACGAAGCTGATCGACAAGATCGGCATCAACGGGCGCGTCCTCCGGCCGGGCACGAGCGGCCACGCGCTGGCCGTCGCCGACCGCGTGAAGCCGACGACCGACCAGACCACGCTCACGACCCACCTCCTGAAGGCGGAAATCCGCCTGAACGACGAGGTGATCGAGGACAACATCGAGAACGGCTCCTTCAAGGCGACCGTCATGAACATGATGGCCGAGCACACCGCGCTCGACATGGACGACCTGCTGGCGAACGGCGACACGACCTCGACCGATCCGCTCCTCGGGCTGCTCGACGGCATGATCGTCTCGGCGGTCACGCACCAGGTCGCCGGCGGAACGCTGCCCATCGCGAAGTCGATGCTGAAGGATTCGATCAAGTCGATGCCCTCGCAGTACAACCGCAACAAGAGGAACCAGCGGTTCCTGACCAGCGAGGATGCGTGCATCGACTACCACGACTACCTCGCGGATCGCGCGACACAGCTGGGCGACTCGAAGATCGAAGACGATTCGCCGGACAAGTACGGCAACCGGGCCATCCTCGGCATCCCGGTCTTCCCGGACAACCTGGGCGGCGCGACCAACTGCACGGTCATCCTCCTGCTCGACCCGAAGGAAGCGATCTTCGGGATCTGGCGGAAGGTGCGGGTCGAGACCGACCGCGACATCACGACCGGCGAGTGGATCATGGTCACGTCGCTCCGCGCGGGCTTCCAGTACCGCGAGGAGGACGCCGTCGTGCGCGTCAACGCCGTCAAGACCCAGTAGGTCGAGGCGACGAAGAGAAGGCGTCGACGGGCGACCGGCGGCGCGGTTGAAAGACAGAGAACTGCGGCGCGAGCCGCCCACATGGAGGTGGACAAATGGCCCTCGGAACCCCGACCATCCACGCCGTGCGCGAGACGCGCGACGGCGGTCAGGAGATCCTGCTCAGCTGCGCCGGAGACGGCGCGTACGGCGCGGGCGGGACTCCCAACTTCAACGCGTTCCTGCGCGCCGCGATCAAGGCGAAGCACGCCGCGGCGACGGACAAGAACGTGCGCAACATCGAGGACGTCGAGTGCGTGGCGGTAGTCCCGCAGCGCGCCGGCGTCTACGTACCGAGCTACGACTTCGCGGCCGACAAGCTGTTCGTCTACGACAACAGCACGGACGCGGAGAGCATCGTGGCCGACATGAGCGCGACCACGTTCGCGTTCGTCGCGGTCTGCCGCTAGGCGACGCGCGAAGACAGGGTTGAACGGACAAGGCGACGCGCTCCGATGCCGGATGCCCCCCCACTTTCGAGTCGGGGCGCGTCGCCGAATCCTTTGAAGGGGTACAGAACAACAAGGAGAGATGAAGATGGCGATCACGGCAGTCAGACTCAGGAACATCGACAAGAAAAAGAGCTTTCGCATGGCGACCTACGTCTCGGCGGCGAGCCGGACGAAATACGCCAGCGGAACCGACCGGAACCCCGCGCCGTTCCGACTCGTCTCCGACCGCTCCGAACTACTCGAGCTCCGCGACATCCCGCAGTTCGAGATCCTCGACTTCGATGACCTCGATCACCTGAAGGAGTACATCCAGCAGGAGATGGAGGAGCGGGCGAGGATGGGCCTCCCGGCGGTTCGCGCGCAGGTCATGTCCGGAACCGGCCTCGCTCACGAGAGCATGGTAGTTGCCCCGCGGAAGACGGCGCTCGACAAGCTGCCGGCAGCGGCGACGTCCGATCCGACGAGGGCGAACACCGGGCGGAAGCCGACCGTCGAGGAGAGGCCGGGTGAAGACGACGACGCATCAGCCGCGCAGGAATCCGAGAAGTCGAAGGTGGATCCGGCGCAGCACGGGAAGACAAAGAGTCGCCCGGGGCGCACGTCTTCCCGAAGGTAGGTGGACGCCATGACGACGACGCCGGAACCGCGCCACGCAGCGCAACGAGAAACGGGCGATCTAGCCCTTGCGGCGTACGCTCACATGAAGGGCTTCCGCGTCGTGAAGGCCGAGGAGATGCGGAAGGGGCGCGTGACCGAGTACAGGTTCATGATCCACGACCAGGACGAGAGGTGGGACGAGCTGTGCATCGACTTCGCGAATTCGGAAGCCTCGCAGCACGACGCTTCTGTCAGGACACTGAAACGGCTCTGCAAGAGGTCTCCGCACGGCGGAGTGCCGGCGTAGTATCGGAGGTGGACCGTGGCGATTGCCAACCTGACGTGGGAAGTCGACGCGGTGACGCTGAGCGCGCTCATCGTTTCCGGCTTCGACGCCTGGAAGGTCGAGCGGGCCCCTGGTATTCCGCCGCCACCGCCGCCACCGACCTACGCTGAAATCTCGTACGCGACCACCAGACCGCCGTTGACCGCTAACGTCCTTCGCTGCCTGTACACCGACGGAGCGGCCCCTGTGGACGCCCTGGAGGCCCTCACGGGGCTTTACCAGGCTACGCCTGTCCGGACGTCAGACGGGCTGCTCGGGACGCCAGTCGCGGCGACGGCGACACGCCGGGGCTACCTCCAGCCCTCCGACGTCTTGGCCGAAGGTTACGCGAATCCTCCGTGGACACCGGCGAAGGTATGGCGCGGCATCGACCGGGCGACAGCGACCATCGACGCGATCTGCCGGCAGTGGTTCGAGCCGCGCTTCACGCAGTTCGTTTTCGACGGAACGGACCACGACCAGCTCTGGCTCGAAATACCCGTCTGCGCCGTCCACGCCATCCTTCAGGATGACGTTGCGGTCGACCTGGACGACATCGAAGTCTACAACAGGCACCTCACGCGTGGACAACTCAACCCGGACGACAGGGCGAACCCCAAGGTGACGTACGCGGTCGACTACCCGCCGGGCTACCGCGGACGACGTAGCAGGATCTACGCCGACTCCGCGTTGTTCGGTGCAGGACGCAAGAACGTGACGCTGAAGGGGATCTTCGGATTCACCGAGCTCGGCGCCGGTGACTTCGCAGCGGAAACCGCTGTCAACAGCCAGGTGCCGATCAGCTACGGACAGACGCCGGCGGAGATCAAGCGTGCCGCGCTCCTCCTCACGCTGACGTACATGCTACCGGCCGGTGAGCAGCAGCAGGCCGTGCTCAATAACCGCATCACCCAGATCAAGACGCGCGACCAGTCAATCTCCTTCGCCGACATGGCGAGCGGAGGAGGGACTGACGCGAGCTTCGGCCTAACCGGGAACCTGGAGGTCGACAACATCCTGATGCGGTATGGTGGACCACTCCGTATGGGGAGCGCGTGATGACCATCGCGACCAGGGGGATGCTGATCAATAAGTTCGTCGCCGTAATTCGGAGGCTCGACACCGTTGCCACGGCCGCGGTCGTCGGCGGCGGCTACGACAAGGAGTTTGATGCCGTCCGAGTCGTGAACGACGGGACCCAGATCGGTTCCTCGTCGCGTCGCGAGATGGACGAGCTTCGCCTGAACGTCCAGCTCGACCGAGACTCGTGGGGAAGGAACACGCCCGGTCGCGGCGGTCGCCAGGTCGTCGCCGATATCGTGCTCGTCTTCCACTGGCCTGACCTCGAGAACGGCGGCCTGATTGGCACCGACGGAGAACCGTTGCTGAAGGTCGGCGACCGCATCGACAAGATCGAGACGGTGATGGGCGACGTCGAGTCGACCTTCAAGAACCCGCCAGGAATGTTCATCACAGAATTCGAGCGCGCCGGTCACGGCCTGAATCCGTTCGGAACGCCGAGGACCAACCTCCTGTACACCTACTGCTCCTATGCCCGCGCGGCGGCTGAAGGAGTGACGTGATGATTCGAATTCGAATCACAGAGCGCGGGGTGGCGACGATTCAGAAGCGATTGCAGAACCTGGCGATACGGACGGGGCGCGCCGTGTCGAACGCGACTGGACAGCTCGCACACCAGCTTCGGCGTGAAATCGTCACGGGCATCAGGAAGCAGGCTCCTGGCGGACTCCGCTTCAAGCCGCTCGCCGAGTCAACGAAGGCGCGGAAGGGGAGTTCCAAGGCGCTCATCGATCAGGGCGATCTCATTCGCTCGATCAACGTAACGAAGCTGGGGAATCTCGCGTTCTTCGTCGGTGTCCATCGGACGGTGATGGCGAAGGGCGGTCAGAAGATGTGGAACCTGGCAGAGATCCACGAGTTCGGGTCGCAGAAGCGACCGGGTCGTCCGCCGGCGCGGCCGTTCCTCATCCCGTCGTACAACGCATGGCGCGTCGGCGCGGAGAAGATGTGGGCCACGTTCGTCGGAAAGGAACTCGGACTCCCGGCACTCGGAGGCGCGAGGACGGCCGTTGGTTTGACGATGGGCAAGGTAGACGTCGGATCCGGACTTTTCGGAGGCGATGACTGATGGCCATCCCGACGATCACGTCCGTGACGCCTTCGAGTGGACCGACCCGCGGCGGGAATATCGTGCGTATCGTTGGGACCAACTTCAGGCTTCCACCGCCGCCTCCCGTCTCCGGTCCGATCCTAGCGGAACAGCAGAAGACGGTCAGCGTGAAGTTCCAGGGCGTCGAGTCGGAATGGGCCTACTCGGCATCGGCGACGCTGATCCTGGCGCGCGTCCCGGAGTGGTCGGGGCCCTACGACATCACGTTCCCCGCCGCGCTGACCGTCCGCGTCGCGAACCTCGACGACGCTGGAGTGGAGATCGTCGGCGAGAACGTGACGAAGGCCGCGGCGTACTCGATCAAGCGTCCCGATCTGGCCGTCGAGTCCTACCTCCAGCGCGTGGTGCGCGAGGTCATCGCACTCTTCCGGAGGCACGTCCTCGAGAACACGCACTACTCGACGCAGCGCGATTACTCTCTGACGCCGGCGCAGCAGGAAACGCTCCGCGCATCAAAGCCGTTGCTCCAGATCACAGGGCCGACACTGAACCTGAACCGCTTCTACTCGTTGAATCGCGAGGACTACGAGGCCGATGCGCTGGGCGGCGTGAACGGGATGATGCGGAGAAAGATTCCGATCACTGTCGACATGGTCTTCACGGTCATCCCGTGGGCGGATAATTCGACGCATCTCCACGCGCTCGTCCAGGCGCTCCTCCTTTTCGGACGCGACATCAAGCATGTCCGCGTCGCGGTCGACCCGCTGGACCCGTCGAAAGGGACGAAGGATTACGAGTTTGAACCGGACTGGACGGGCTTCCCGGACATGAACTCAGACCCGAACGCTGACGACCTGGTCCACGCTGTTTCCAGGCATATCGTTAGGGGCGTGCATGTTGATGAAGATTTTGGTACCATTGTCGAGCGAGGATGGATCATCACGGAGAACGACGGAACCCCGCTCCTGCAGATCCAGGCCCCGTGACGGAGGGAACGATGACCGGAATGATCGAACTCGAAAACCTGACGGAGCGCGCAATCGAGTATCGCCTCGACCACCAGGTCGTATGCGTCAAGGTCGGGAAGTGCTTCTGCACGCAGGGCAGGCGCGGTCCCGTGGCGTCATCGATCCACGTTCCCGGAGGCAGAGGCAGAAGGACGGCGAAGCTCGATCCGCGGGTGACGCTGGTTCCTCAGGTCAAGGCAGACGCGTCCGGACCGCAGCCGAAGATCAGGATCATTGGAGCGGCGGCGGGGAAGGTCGCGGAGACGAAGGTAAAGGAATCCGACGAGCCCAAGAGAGAGATGAAGCTCAGCGGACGGAAGGGCAGCAGAGAGTAGGATACTACGCCATCACGCCCCGATGATTGGGCGACAGGAGGAAGACAATGGGAGCTGAACTTCTTGCCTCGAAGGTGGTCATCCTCGAAGAGGAGCCCTCGATTCCGACCATCGTCGCGCTGCCGAGCGCGGTGACGCTCTGCCTCGGTATCACCGAGCGCGGGCCGATGGCGGATCCGCAGCTGCTCACGTCCTTCGAGGAGTACCAAAGGATCTTCGGCGGCTTCACGCTGGAATCCGACGTCGCGGTCGCGGCGTACGGATTCTTCAGGCAGGGCGGGACCTTCATGTGGGTCAGCCGCACCTGTCACTTCGTCGACATCCTGGACCCGCTGACGGCCACGGCGACGAAGGCGAGCGTGACGCTCAACAACGGCGGCTCGCTCGCGACGCCCGCGGTAGTCGGGCCCGGCACGGGAGCGTCGCCGTTCCCGATGACGACTGGCATGCACGTTGACATCGACATCGGAGCCGGTGCGGTGCCAGTCGCATTCACCGGCCTCCCGGCGACGCTCGACAACGGTATCGTCACGGAGCCGTTCGACTTCACCGGCGGCGGACAGACGCTCGACGTGGTCGTGAACGGCGTTCTGCAACCGGTCACGTTCCTAGTCGGCGACTTCGTGGCACCGGCGACGGCGACCGCGCTCGAGGTGCTCGCGCGCCTCAACGCGAGCCTCTCCGGATGTTCGGCGGTCAAACACGGCGCAGGCCCCAGCTTCGGTGTCGCGCTGTTCACGGACGGCGCGGGAAGCGACTACTCGCTGGCGATCACCGGTGGCACGGCCAATGCCATCCTGCAGCTCGCGGCCGGTCCGGTCGTGGGCGCCGGAAACGTCGGCGACATCGCAGCCGTGACCGCACTCGAAGCCGAGGCGATTGTCGAAGCGACGGCCGGACTCATCGGAGCCGTCGACGTGATCGTGAACGTCGGCGGGACCCTCTCCGTCGAGACGGTCGCGACCGGCGTCGGCGCCACCATCCAGGTGGCGGGCACCTCCACCGTGGACTTCGGACTCGACCATATCTTGCACACCGGCGCGGATACCGCTGTGCAGCCGACGCTGACTTGCGCGGGGAAGACCCCGGGCGATTACGCCAACGACATCAAGATCGCTATCGAGGCCGCGACGAACGGCCTGGCGCTGTCGTTCAACCTCAAGGTGGTACTGAGCAGCGTCGTGAAAGAGACGTGGCCGAACCTGAACATGGACCCGACGTCGGCCAACTACGTCGAGACCGTGATCAACGACGTGAACCTCGGCTCGCGCCTCATCGCCGCGACTGACCTCGCCCTGACGCCGCTCGGGATCAAGCGTCCCGCGAACGTCGTCACGGCGAACATGATCGGCGGAGACGACGGCCTGACCGCGCTCGCGGACACGGACTACGTCGGAAACGTCGCGGGGCCGACCGGCCTCTACACGTTCGACCGCGTCAGGACCGGGCGCATCCTCATCATCCCCGGCGTCTCGACCGAGGCCGTCCACAAGGGAATGATGGACTACGCCGAGATCGACCGCAACGGCTCGATGTTCTGCTTCCTCGACATCGCGGCGGGGCTCACGAAGATCCAGGCGGTCGCGTACCTCACCGGAGCCGGGCTCCTCGAGTACAGCGAGTTCGGCGCGATCCACTGGCCGCGTATCAAGGTCGGCAACCCGCAGCCGTCCGTGTACGGCACGGCGTCGAGCATCACGGTTCCGCCCTCGGGCTGGATCGCGGGCAAGTGCGCGGCGAACGACCAGCGCCTCGGCGGCGTGTACGAAGCGCCCGCGGGGTACGGCGACGGCTGGGGCGTCATCCGTGGGATGACCGGCGTCGAGGACGACCCGCAGGGTCTGTCGGAGCACCAGGTCCTCGACGAGAAGACCCGAGACTACGTCTACCCGTACCGCATCAACCCGTTCAACCGCACGACCGGCGGCCTGTGGTACATCGACGGCAGTCGCACGCTGAAGTCGACCGGCAACTTCCCGTCCATCGGGGAGCGGCGCGGCGTCATCTTCATCGGCCAGTCGCTCGTCGAGGGGCTTCAGGTCTTCCGGCACCGCTTCAACAACCACGCGAACCGGCAGCGCGCCGGCCGCGGGATCACGCAGTTCCTCATCGGCG